GGACAAGTGGTATTCACTGACCTCTTTGAAAGATTTTTAAGCATTCAAGGTCTTGCAAATCGTCAGGGCAATACAGGCGGTGATACCGGTTCTGCCGTAGAACTACGAAACGGGCATTATGACGCTGGGCTTAGAACGGCTATTAATGAGCCTATCCTTAAGAAATCGGAGAGAATGGCACTTAGGCTTATTCTTAACAGGCTGAGAATTAATAAGGGCTTTACGCTTATGCCTAGTGATGTTGAGATACACATTAATCATAATAAGCTAGATAACATGCTTGTTAAAGCAGAGGTGCTTGAAATATTACTTAGGTGCGGTATCAATTACAAGAGGGCTGTCAAGACGATTGATATGTTTAGCGACCCTGAACAAGTCACTCTTGAAAGCGCTAAGCGTATGGAAATGCTATTCCCGGAAGAACAGCCGACAACAGCTATACCTAACAATAATAACAATGATAAGAACAATGGAAAGACAGCCGATGAATAATTGGCTGTCAATTTATTTTGGAGCTTGATATGGCAGACGAAATCCACGCACTTAACAAAAATGAAATACAAGACATAGATTATGACACATATTTTGGTGAGATGGATTTATCTGACGAGGAAAAGGAAGATAGAAAAAAACTTGCTGAAAAGTTTGAAAAAATCTTTGTTATGCTATTTGCCTTGTTATCCGGCAAGGAAGAAACAGAGATAACCACTATCACCAAAGAATTTATTATCAGATATGAGAGCATTGCCACGCAGTATTGTAAGGCAAAGAAAACACCCTCATATATTACAGACTATGCTCGGTACATTGTGAATGAGGTAGTTGACGCTACCACGCAAAATACTGACGTAGAGTATTTTACTTCACAAAAGCGGGCAAAAAATGTAGCTGCGAATGAAGCTAATGCAGTCGGCAATTACAGATTGCAAACCGATATGGTGAAACAGGGCTACAAAACAAAAGAGTGGCGTTCAAAAGAAGATTCACATGTCAGACCTACACATGCAGAAGTTGACAGAAAGAGAATTGATATTTTTGAGCCGTTTGAGGTTGGAAATTCACTGATGATGTTTCCAAAAGACCATTCTTTAGGGGCACAGGTAAAAGAAATAGCAGGGTGTAGATGTACCCTTAGATATTTTAAATAATCAGCGATTGTCAATTACGACAGTCGCTTTTTATTATACAAAATTTTGCACCTATGCGGTAAATAGGAGAACTCAGCAGGAGCGACCTGCGGTAACAAAAGCGTGAGTAACGGAGGTAATTATGACAAGAAATGACGTATTGAAACTATTTCCAGAAGCGACAGACGACCAGATTACAAATTTGCTTAATCAGAACAATTCGGAAGTTGCTGAGGAAAAAAACAAAGCAAGCCAGTACAAGACTAAGGCTGATACGGCAGATGACTTACAGAAACAGCTTGATGACTTACAAGCAGGTAATATGACAGAACTTGAAAAGGCAAATAAAGCCTTAGAGACAGCCAATCAGCAGATAGCCAAGCTACAGAAAGATAAAGCTGTCAGAGACTTGCGTGAGAAGGCTATGTCAGATTTTGGAATTACAGCAGAACAGGTAAAGACAGTAGTAAAAGAGGATGGCTCTTTTGACACAACATCACTTGGCAAGATTATTTCCGACATGAAAGCCAATGCAATCGCGGAGTATGAGAAAAACGCACTCAACAATACTCCGAATCCGAGCAATGGCGGTAACAATAATGAACCCGACTCAAAGCCAGCAGATGTAGCAAATGCAGAACAAATCTCATTCGGTACAGTTGCAAGTACAGAGAGTCAAAACAGCTATGTAATTTAAAACAGGAGGTAGAACGATGGGAAAGCCAATCGTAAGAGACTTTACACAGGGTAAAGGAATTTTAAAATTTTTCCCTTATGAGGGTGCAGCGTGCCTTGTACCACAGACTATGGTAACAAGCGCAGACACAAACGGAATGAAGATTGTACCAGCCGGTACACCATTCCCAAGCAATGATGCAGAGTGCAAGGGCTATCTGTTACACGATGTAGATGTAACGATGGGTGACGCACCTGGAACATATGTATATCAGGGAACTATTGATTGGGAGAAAGTTAAGTCACTTTCAATCGCAGATGAAGCTAGAACTGCAACACCTAGAGTTACTTTTTATGGCGCGCCAAAGATTGTAGCAAGTCAGGTTTAAAAGGAGGTAGAAGAACATGGCATTACCATTAGCAGAAGCATTTACAGCGAGAAGTCTCGGTGTAATGTGGAACAATTATCAGAAGACATTAGGAACTGCCCCTTATCTTGGCAGGCAAAAATTCGGAACACGTAAACAGGACTCGCTCGACCTTAGATTTATCAAGGGCAAGAACGGACTGCCAGTATCACTCAAAGCTTCAAACTTTGACGCACAGGCAGAGTTAAGAGATGTTGGAGGTTTCTCTGACATTCAGAACTCAATGCCATTTTATCGTGAGTCTTATATGGTCACAGAGAAAGAAGAACAGGAATACGACAACTACAGAAGTGCAGAGAATGCCAACCTCGCAAATCAGGTATTGAGAGAAATTAGCAAAAAGCCAATGAACCTTATCGAGGGCGCATTAGTTGTGCCGGAGAGACAGATTTGGCAGTTACTTGCACCTACAGATGGTGTACCAAGAGTAAAAGTAACTATTGACAAAAAACCATATTACATTGATTACCTTGCAGATAACGAGAAATCAGAGCATACGGCAAAGCATTACAAGACTTTTTCAGGCACAAGCGCATGGGACAAGTCGGCTACAGCCACACCACTTGACGACCTTATTAAGGTCAAGAGAGACTTTTCAAAAGCTACAGGATATTCTCTTGCTCGTTTTACCATGAACACAGAGACATGGGAAATGGTACTCAACGCAGAAGATACAAAGAAACAGGTACTCGGTATCACTGCTTACAATGGCGGTATCAGATTACAGCAAGGGCAGGTTACTGAATACCTTAGAGGATATGGTATCGAGATTGAAGTATACGATAAGCTCTATGTTGACGAGTCGGGACAGACACAGTACTTTGTGCCAACAGGTATTGTATCTGCGCAGTCTGCCGGAGTATTCCTTGGCGATTACACATTCGGTAAGACGCCGGAGGAAAGAAGCGGAAGTATCACAGACGGAAACCTCTCACTTGTTGAGACCGGTGTATCTGTATACACATACGCTACAAACCATCCTATCAATACTCACTGTATTGTATCTATGATTGGATTACCTACATTTGAGGGTATGGATAGCGTTATGGTTCTCAAAGTTAAGGAGGATTAAGGCTTATGATAGCAACGCACTCTATAAAGCATGATGGAGTGTGGTATAAAGTCGGAGACGAGGTACCGGAAAGCAATAGCAATTCGGTGCCTTCTGATTTTATGAACCCACCTGAAACGACATACACAAAGACAGAAATTAACAGAATGTCAACAGCCGACCTAAAGAAGCTTGCGAGCGAAAATGGCATTGAAAATGCCACAGAAATAAATGGCGGTGAATTGAAAAAACTGTTAATTGAAAAATTTGGATTATAAGGAGCTTGGCATGGAATACACCACATTAGAGCAAGTCAAAATCAGACTCAAACAATTTCATATTGATACAGTCACGAATGATGATGAAACGACATCTGATGTGGTAGTGTTCGACAACAAGGAAGATAACCCACTCATTGAACAGCTCATTAGACAAGCCACGGAAGATGTAAAAGCAAAAAGGTGTTATCCGGACACTTTCACTGATGATGATATAACTGCCGATTTAAAGCAGTTTGAGAATGTCGTTATCAATCTCGCTGTCTACGACCATTCACAAGCTGGTGAGAACTATATGAGCGCATTGAGTGAGGGTGGAGTGAGCCGTACATGGAAAGACAGAGATAAGCTGTTTGTCGGAGTTTTCCCTTTTGTCAAAGTGCTATAAGCAAAAGAAGATTGTGCGTTACCAAAATGGTAGCAGGCGGTACACATTAAGTGGTGGTGGGCGGTGTGCCAATTACTAAAGATGAAAGGCTGTAAGATGAAAGCTTTACTTTATCAGACATACATTATTGCCTTACCAATTGTTCTAACAGCGCTTTTGGGTTATATTGTTTGGCTTTTACAAGAGCAGAAAAAACAAAAAGCAATAGACACAAAAGAAAGAAACGAGCGCATTGAAGAGGAAAAGAAGCTACGACAAGCAAACGGAAAAGGTACAATGTTACTCTTACGAGTACAGCTTATCGAATACCACGATAAGTACATGAAGCTTGGCGAAATTCCCTCATATGCGTATCAGAATTTTTGCGAGATGTATGACGCATACCACGCACTTGGCGGTAATGGCATGGTAACAAAAATGAAAAATGAGATTGAGGAAATCCATTTAGGCAAAGGAGGGAAAAACTGATGGACTTTACACAAGTACCTACAGTAGTTGCTATTATGGTAATTACTTATTTAATCGGATATGCTTCAAAGCAGATACCACAGGTTAAAGA